ACCGCAGAACGTGCAGATGCTTTGGCGATTGTTGATATTGATTCTGGCTTTGTTAGTGGTCTAGAGAAGAAAGAAGAATCTGAAGGTTCAGTTACTGCCGTTGTCAATAGTATTAAAACAGAAGATTATAACACAAGTTATGGTGCCACATACTACCCTGAAGTAAAAGTTAAAACTTCAGGCGGTGGATTGATTACAGTGCCTTCCTCTGTTGCTGGTATCGGCGCAATTGCTTCTTCTGAGGCTGCTTCCGGTGCTCCATGGTTTGCTCCTGCTGGGTTTAATCGCGGAGGAATCAGTCAGTTAGGAGGTATTCAAGGACCAAAAGTTGCTGCTGTTGCCGAGAGTTTAAATAAAGCAGACAGAGACAAGCTTTACCTTGTAAACATTAACCCTATTGCTAATTTCCCAAGCGAAGGACCAGTTGTATTCGGTCAAAAGACTCTTCAACAGACTCCTTCAGCACTTGATCGTATCAATGTTCGTCGCTTGATGATTTATCTCAAGAAAAGAATTGGTGCTGTTGCTCGTACAATTTTGTTTGACAATAATGTTAACGCAACTTGGAATCGCTTTAAAGCCGGTGCAAACCCAATCCTCTCAGATGCTAAGTCAAGATTTGGTCTAGCAGATTATAAATTGGTTCTTGATGAAACCACTACAACCCCAGATTTAATTGATCGTAACATTATGTATGCTCAAGTTTATATAAAACCAGCATATGCAATAGAGTTTATTGCGATTGATTTCAACATCACACGCTCAGGAATTGAGTTTTAAACTAATTAAAGTATATTAACAGGAGAATTATACAATGGCGAATTTTTGGTCAACAAACAATGTAGAACCTAAAAGAAATTTTAGATTCCAAGTACAATTAGGAGGGACGGGTGCTGATATCTTATGGTGGGCTAAAACTGTCACCATACCAGCATATGATGTTTCGGAAGTAGAGCATAACTACTTGGATAATAAGTTTTATTTTCCCGGTCGTGTTTCTTGGAATGAAGTATCTATGACTTTGGTTGATCCAATTTCAGTTGATGCTGTTACTCAAACAAATAAAATTTTAGAGGACATGGGATATGCTGTTAAAGCCAACGACACGAACAAAGTAACTATGTCTAAAAAGAAAGCAGCGGCAACCAATGGTCCACTTCCAGCAGTAGTTATTTCTGTATTAAATGCTGATGGTAAACCTATAGAAGTGTGGACTCTTCGAAATGCTTTTCTAAAATCAGCCAAATTTGGAGATTTAGATTATTCCTCTGATGATCTTCGTACAGTTGAAATGACTGTTCGTTATGATTGGGCACAATGTGATACAAGCGGTAACACTGGTGTACCAAACGTCAAATCTAATTTCTTTGAAGAAAAATAATAGGAGAATAAATGGCATTTTGGTCAACAAACACACTTGAACCTTTAAGAAAATTTAGGTTCCAAGTAACATTTGCAGGCGATACTATATGGTATGCTAAGTCTATTACGCAACCCTCCCCAGATGTTTCTATGTCCGAGTATCAGCTTATCAATCATAAGATAAAGTATCCCGGTATTGTAACTTGGAATGATATTGATATTGTTATTGTAGACAGTGTTGATGAAGGTAGGGGTAAAAATTATTATGGTAATCTTTTAAATTCCGGATATAGATTTGACGGACAAACTGCAGACGGAATAATGAAGAAAGCGAAGCATACAAACAATAATGTAACAAATGTTCTAATAGAGCAGTTGAGAGCAGATGGAGAGGTTCATCAAACATGGGAACTTATAAATCCATTTGTAAAATCAGTTAAATTTGGAGACCTTGATTATTCTTCAGATGAATTACTTGAAATAACAATCACAGTTGCATATGACTCAGCAACATTAACTTAAGAGGTATAAATGAGCAGAAACAAAGATAGACTTGGAGGACACACTCCAGAGCCAGCAGAGGCACCACAACAACCGGTAGAAAAAGCTTTTGATCCATTAAGCTTCGTTGCACCAACAGAATTCGTTGACCTACCATCAAAGGGAAATTATCCAGAAACACATCCACTCCATGGCCAAGAGGTTATCGAGATGCGCTTTATGACAGCAAAAGAGGAAGATATTCTATCTTCACAAACCCTTCTTAAGAAAGGGCTTGCAATAGAAAGAATGCTTGATTCTCTTATTATGAACAAATCAATTAAAGCACAGGATCTTTTGATTGGAGACAGAAATGCTTTAATCATTGCAGCACGTATCTCCGGATATGGTTCAAACTATAAAACACAAATGATATGTCCAACATGCGGATCTAGAAGTCAACATGATTTTGATCTAACACAGAAAAAAATTCACGAATCAACCGAAAGCGAAGAGTTAGATCTAAAGAAACTTGAAAACGGAAACTTTACAACAATAATGCCATACTCTAAGTTTAATATTGAATTTAAACTTCTAGATGGTAAAGATGAACGAATGTTAGCAAAACTTGCTACTGACAAGAAAAAAAGAAAAATGTCTGAAACAATTTTGACAGATCAATTTAAGCAAATGATTGTTTCGATTGAAGGTCATAGTGATCGTTCTATTGTAATAAAATATGTTGATAATATGCCAACTTTAGACTCTACAAAGCTTAAGTCAGCATACAAGGTAGCTTCCCCTGATATAAAAGTCAAAAATGATTTTGAGTGTAATTCATGCGGACATTCGCAAGAAATGGAGGTTCCGTTTAATACGGACTTTTTTTGGCCTAACCGATAAATATTCTGAGGCTTTATACGAACAGATTTTTATCATGAAGCATTTTGGCGGGTGGTCTTTCACAGAGATATATAATCTACCGATTGGACTTCGTAATTGGTTCTGCGAGAGAATGCGAAAACAATTTGAAGATGAAAAGAAAGAAATGGAAAAAGCCAATAAGAAAAGAAGATAATGTCCGCAAGGGCATTTTTTTATATAAACTAATTATGTTAAGGAGATCTATATATGCTTGTTATTGATTTGGAAAGGGCCAAAACAACCCTAAATGAAACTTGGAGCGAAATGCTTGGTTCTTGGACCAAGACACTTTTGAGATATATGTATGGAGATGATGTAAATATTGTTGCGAATCTTAACGAAGAAGAACAAACAACAACAAAATTTAAGATCACAGGGAAATATCAAGATGTAAAAGCATATGCTAAAGCCGTGGCAGCAGAAAAAGAGTTTTTGGATGCTTATCGCGAGTTTGGTACCAACCATCCACAAACAGCTAAGAAAAGAGCAGAACTTAGAGCAGATGTTTCAAATTTTGAATCAGTAACAACTCTCAAGTGGCCTTTCAAAGACGAGGATTAAATGAATGGCAAAAAGCAAATTAACAGACATAGGTGAAGCAAATGCCAAAATTGATGAACTAGTCGCAGAAAAGCAAACGAGAATAGATGCTGAGTCTAAAGAAGAAGAGCAATTAGAACTTCGCAAACAACGGCTTCAAATTACTATTGCTCAAAATAAAGCACTTGGTGAAACCTATAAAGCAAAACAAAATGAATTAGCACTTCTAGAAGTATTAAAAGATATGCAAGGAGATGCATACCAGAGCACACAAGAGATGCAAGATCTTGAGAAGCAAATTGCCGATGAAAAAGATGCAGCGAAAAAAAAGGAACTTCAGAGTAGACTTGAAAATTTGAAATTACTTGCTTCTGAAAATGATGAACTTAAGGCATTGGCAAGACAACTCATCGAGAATACTAAGGGAACAGAAAAGCTTACAAAAGCACAAAAAGAAGCTAAGGAATCTTTTGATAATACATTCGAAGGTCTTGCTGTCAAAGTTGGGCTTAACTCCAAAGCTTTTAATAGATTTTCTAATGGTATAACAAAATTCCAAGAACTCGCAAAGAAAAACCCAAAACAAATGAAGGAATCGTTTCAAGAAACATTTAGTCTTCAAAAAATGGGTGGAGCAGTTCTCGCCCAGATGATAGCAGCTAGTTTGGAGCTGGCTTCTGCTACAGATAAAGCATCAGCAGCCTTTGCCGCAAACACAGGCGCTGGTCGTATAATGACAGAGCAAATCGCGGATGTGGGTGGTCAATTTCGAAACATTGGTTTGGATGCAGAGAAAGCAGGTAAAGCAGCACAGGATCTCTACAATAATTTCACTGGTTTTATGACCGTAGGTAAAGAAGCCCAGAAAGAATTAATGGCCACCGTTGCTTCCCTAGGGAAACTTGGGATCGATGGAGCAACAGCCTCAAAGACACTTACATTATTCAACAAAAACATGGGAATGTCTTTAAAACAATCTCAAAAACTCACAAAGCAACTTGCTATGATGGGCACAGGAATCGGGATCTCGTCTTCTCAAATGGTTAAAGGCTTCGCAGAATCAGCAAAGTCCTTGGCTGTTTACGGAAAAGACGCAGTTAAAGTATTTGCTGATCTTGCTGCACAAGCAAAAGCAGCGAATGTTGAAACCTCAACTTTATTGGGTGTAGCAGAAAAATTTGATACTTTTTCTGGTGCAGCAGATGCAGCCGGGAAACTAAACTCCATCTTGGGCTCTCAGATGTCTGCTACGGATATGTTAACAATGAGTGAGAACGAGAGAATTGAGACTTTAATACGTTCGGTACAAGCACAAGGAATTGCATTTAAAGATTTAGATAAATATTCACAAAAAGCAATCGGAGCAGCAGCAGGAATAAACGATATGGCTGAGGCCCAGAGAGTTTTTGGTATGTCTGTTTCTGATTATCGTAAGGGACTAAAAGCAGACCCAAAAGAAGAAGAATTTCAGCAATCTCTCAAAGATACTATGGATATAATGGAAAAACTTAAAAGAATTGGCCAGCAGTTTGCAGTTTCTTTAGCTCCTGTTTTGGATTTCTTAGCTAGCTTTTTTCAAAAGATTTTAGATGCCAATGATGCCATGGGTGGTTACTTAATCCCTATACTGGGAACGATAATTGGTTTATTGGTGGTTGTTCCAAAAATCATAGGGCTAATTACACCATTGATGGCATTGTTTTCAACAACAGCACCTGCTGCTGCTCCAGGAGTAACTGTTTTTTCCCAAGCCCTAGGAGCTGCCGCTCCGAATCTTTTAAAAGGTGCTGTTGGTCTCCTAGCTGTTGGTGCAGCTATGCTTCTCCTGGGTAAAGGTTTTATGATGATGGGAAAAGGATTTGGCGGAGATGCTAGTAAAGTTGGTGTTGGTTTGATTGGTTTATCTGTTGGACTAGTAGCTCTGACTGGTGCATTAGCTGGAATTGGTCTGGCCATTGGCGGCACTATGGGAATTGGTGGAGGTGTACTAGCTATTGGGCTTAGCGCTGTGGTTGGAGGGATCATGTCTTTGGGATATGCAATATCTGGGCTAGACGGAGAAAAAATGAAAAATCTTATTACTCTTATGGAGGTATTTACCGGTGGCAAGGAAATGACTGCTGATTTCAATATAATCGCCGATGTAAGAGACTTCACAGATGATTTAATTGAGAAACAAGCAACTCTAAAACCTATACTTGGAGATCTCGCTCTCGTAGCAACAGGAAAGACAACGCAAAGTGTAACCACTAGTACCGTTGGTTATAATCTTAATACATTTGCTGCTAAATTTGAGAATACTTTTAAACCAGAAATCAAAGTTATGGTTGGAAATACAGAATTAAAATCCTATATAGATACTAGAATAGACGAAAAAGTGAGATCAACATAATGC